CCAAAAATCAGTAGTAGCAGTATTACCTTGAATAAATCTAAACTCATAAGTATTAAAGTCATCAGGCATAATTACTGCAGATGGTGTAGCTATTAGAGTAGTACCTTGTAGTATCAAAGATACACTATCTGGAACAAAATAATTAGTGTCTTTACCACCATTTCTAGTATTAAAAATATTAGACCAAGGTCCAACAATACTACCAGAAGAATTTATATATCTTGCACGTAATTTATATAACCCACCTGTTACTAATCCCGTAACAGTAGTACTAGACGTATCTTTGTTTACTACTATTGTTCCTGTTGGAGAATTATCAATAAATTGCATATCAGCAGATATAACTTGTAACTGTATTTTCTCAGCACTGTTACTTAAACCAGCAGGATGCGTATAGGATACAATTAATACATTCTCATAAATACCTGTAGATATTAAATGACTAACTGAACTATTACTGGTTGTTGTAGTAATAGTTGGGGCTGCTAGTATACTATTTTGTATTAGAGGTATGTTTTCGCCTGTGATATTGGCATCTGATACTAAGAGTTCAGAAGTAGCATCTGCAGTATATATACTGGGCGCATAATCTACTAAAGTTAATTTAGCAGATACATTACTCATAGGTTCAATACTTGTAACAACTAATTGTTGTGTTTCTTTACCTAGTTCGCCTAACATATATAAATTATCTGCTTCTACATTATCACTAGTTACTATAGGAGTAGTTAGTGTAATCTGATCATACGTTGCAGAAGTTGTTATTGCAGTTAAACTCTTAGTAACACTTTGTAGTACTTTAGTACTACTATCTACAATATTAGTACGAATTAATATTGTATATTGTTTGCCTGCTTCTAAGTACACACTTTCGCTTAATTTTAAAGTAGTAGTATTAACTATACTACTAATACGGCCACTGCTTGTACCCCAGCGAGGTACATCATGTGTAACTTTAACTAAGTCACCGCGTGTACATACCAAATACTCAAAGTCAGTGTTTAAGGTATAGACCTCTGGTCGTAGTTTTAATTGCGCTAAATGCCACTTTCCAAAGAACACAGCTTGTGCTCTGTTAGTAACACCAGGTAAATTTATGGCTTCAAATAACTTTGCAGTATCTTTTGTTTTACCATAGTTATATACATAAATTTCATCTGGCTGATATGCTTTGGCTTCGTTGGCAAATGTAATTCTAAAAGCGTCTGGTATTTTTGGTAATAGTTTAGTAGATTCAAATCCCCAGCTATTATGTGTAGTAAAATATTGAGTAGTATAAGTTCTTGGGCGATCAATAATCACTGACCAACGACCATCTATAAAAGCTGGACTAGCCATGCCTGCTGCTGCAATATCGCGCAATACTTCCATTACGCTCTTGGTACTTGTAATTATGTCATTATAGGTAAATACCATAGACATGGTATTATTAGCATTACAAAACTCATACCAACTACCCAAAGTAGCTAAGTCTATTGAACTATATTTATCAACATCTTCTATTTTGTATGCGTTAGCTGGATGCATTAACACATATATAAATAAGCTAGCAGGATTATTTGTCCCTTGAGTTTTATTAGCAAAATTCCAAGTCTTTGAAGTGCTATTCCATATAGGTGCCACAGTTTGAACCATAGCGTTAATGCCATCAATACTGCCGTTTACTTTATTGGTACTTTGAACTCTAACAGCAGTTTTAGCCAAATAACAACCAGGTGGATTGATTGTAGGTGTTAAAACATTACCTGCATCATCTTGTGTGGAATAAGCAGTTACATTAAATAATACTGCTTTAAAATATCGGCGTGCGTTTGTGGTAGGTTCAGCAGTATCGTCATTAATACGACGAACTCGTATTGCATAGTAATCATGTGGTAAGGAATTTACTCTATAGTTAAAGTTAAAAGCATCTTTGCGTTTGGTAAAAAATCCACCACTACCAAAATATAACTGTACCCCGGTATTTTGTGCATTTAATGCATTCATACCTGAATTGGCAGTATAAGTTACTCTGCAAGCTGCTGCTGCTAGCCCACCTGTATTAGTGGCAGTTAATTGCACAGTATGCATTCCTGCTTCTACATAGACCAAACCAGATACCACTTCACTGTATCCAGGTATATTTAATAGCTGTGCACCATCAAAGTATAAAATACCATAGTCATCTGCACTAGCTTCAAAATTATAGTAACCAGTGTATTTAAAATTAACTACTTTACTAACATTAAAATCTAGTGTACCAGCAGATGTTTTCCATACACCTTTGGTTTTTAGTAAGTTAGACCAAGTACTGTATGTACTTGGCGCATAAACATCAACAAAATCCCTTGAACTAAATATTTCTTCAGTTACACCAGGTAGTGGATATGTTCCAGCTTGTGCATAAACTTTTCCAGCACCTATAATTATGTTTATTTTTCCAGTACTTACTTCTGAAACGGCATTAGTATCATCTGTTACACTTGTGGTAATAGGTTCTATTGTTAATTCTAACCCATAATGAATGGGTGCATTATCTATATCTCGTACTGTGCTTACTACATTGCCTGCCCATGTACATATGGTATATAACTTTATATCACCATTAGGTACATTAGGGATTCTGCTATAAGAAGTATTATCTCCTACTAATCCTGGAAAAGATCCACTTCTATATTTAGATAAAAGATTTGCACTTGGGTCACTGTCCACTCTATCCGTGGCAGCACCAAAGTATACTTGTATACCGCCGCCAGGGCTTATTGCAAAAGTTGCGTATTGATATAAGTTTTGTGCTTCACCATCACTGTTAGTATATGTTCTAGCAGCATCAAGTGCATATTGATACCATCTTGTGTTTCGGGTAACGCCTGCCCAATAACCCACAGAATAAGAATCTACTGGGCTCCAATCGGCTTCCCTAATAATATTACTAACAGGATCATATCTAGCTACTTGTATCTCAACTCCTGCTGTTGCTTCATTAATTTTACCTGTGTCAGTTACTTCCCTCATGCCCTCTGGAAACGTCAGGCCTACATCCAAAGATTCTGCTTTCTTTAAAAACCTGTACTCTGCCCAGTTATTTCCATCAGTAGAATTATTTTTTAACTCTACTTGCATTATCTTTTGTTCAATACTTTGTGGATATATTCTGCTAAGTTCAGCAGAATCTTCTCCTGCAAAACCAGTCATTGTATGAAATTTAGGTGCAGTTGCCGGATAGTTACTAGGGTAAAATTTACTTAGTGGAGTTAACCCAATACAAATACTGGTATCATCAACTACCAATGGCCCAAATCCCCATACAATCAATACACTTAATACTGAACTATCAGGGGTTGTTTCAATATAAGGAGTAGCACCAACCAATCCAGTAACACGTAATTGACCAAGAACAACAGGAATTGCGCCAAATTTGTTCATTTGATTACTGGCACCAGTAAACATATTTAACTGACGGGCCTGGCCTGGATCAGTTGGGGGTCGGATTGGAAACACAGCATTAATTAGTGCCAAACCAGCCATAGTTAAGGTAGTACTAGCAATAATTGTACCAGTACCAGCACTAACACCTAATGCAGTACCTACTGTTTGACCTAAAGCTAAACCTTCTGGCCCTACTACTATTGCAACTGCTACTACTACTGCAATTGTTAGTATCATGCGTAAGGTATCACGACCTTCAGGTACTGATCGGTATGCAATAGTTTGACCTTGTTCTAGAACGGTGGTGTCCCATTCTTCCATTGGAACTTCTTTACCATCTACTACAACTCTTAACTTACTGGATAGTCTATCACTTACTTTATACTTTTCTTTGGTAAAGTTAACAAAATCACGAACTGTGGTACCTGCCACAGTCCAGTCTTGATAAACAGAAGTTTTTAGTGGGTGAGGTGCACCCACTACTTGAATCTGCTTACTCTCATCAGGCGCGTAGCAACCTTCTAAACGCTTAGACCACTTTGGACTATCTAGTGACTCTATTACCACATCACGACCTTCGCGTGAGTGTATAAATTTTGAGTCGCCAATATACACACCTACGTGACAAGGTTCACCAAGTATATTAAAAACACAAACATTTCCAGGTTGTGGCACTGTTTGTTTTTTCCAATTTAGATCTTTGAACTCACCCATCATAGCTGCAATAGCAGGATCGTTTGGGCCACTGTAGTTATCTGTATAGCTTGGTAAATCTATGTTTAATTCATCGCGGTAAAATAAGCGAACCAATCCCCAGCAATCTACCCCTGCTTCGGTTCTACCATTAGTTAAGTAGGGTAGTCCAATATATTTATCATACATCATTTAAAATAATCCTGGAAAGTAGGAAGGGGTAAAGTTAAAACTAGGAAATGGTTCCGTATTTAAACTAATCATACTAAGTGAAAAAGTAATTGACTCTGCATTATATGACGCACTTGTAATATAAAACCCTGGAAAACTAGCTTCTACTGTATTGGGTGAACCTGAAAGTACTAGTTCAATAAGTACTTTACAAGGTCCTGTTAAATGGTCGCGTATTAGCGTAACTGCTTCTGGAGTAACATAGTTAATAGTTAAACTACATTGTCCTACACCGGTGTCTTGTTCACTGGGTAAACTCATAGTCATAGGTATAAATACGTAATCTTTTGTTCTACTAGTTACACCATAATAAACTTCTTCGTCTGTGGTAAGACTAGCTAATCTACCAGTATAGCCATCTGCTAATCTTACTGGTTCTACAGTATTTGTAGTACCTGATACTAATGTAGGATCATATATTGTTAAAAGCATAATTAATTGTTCATCTGTTTCAGATGAAAACATTGCTTTAATGGCTGCTGCTGATAGACTATTTAATCGACTCATGGTAATACTTCAAATTTCAAGCTAGTTGTCCAGTAACCTGGAGCTAAATATTGTAAACGAAAAAATTCGCCTTCAGAACCTGGTACTATACGTACTTCTACAGTAGTACCAAGTATTCGTGGGTGTGGGAAAGTAAATCTTTTTACCCCCACTATGTCATTGTTAATAAAAGATTCTAGTGTTTGTGTTTGTGCGGTTGTTAAAATAAAGCTCAAGTCCATTGTAGACGGACGACGAGACCTACGTCTTTGTTTTGCAGGTCCCGCGTCTGTGGCTGTACGTATAACATTTACACCAATTGATTCCTGAAAACCTTTTTGTGGTACTTGAGGAAGTGTTACTGGCCATAAAAGTACTGTCATCTAATTATCTCCGTGCTATTGCAGGTCTAGTGTTAAAATTATTGCTAAATGATTGTTGAACTGCACTACCTGGGCGACCAATTTCACCGGCTACAATATCACCAATAATTACATCAATCTTACGATTTCCACGTGAATCAACAGTTTCTTTGGTGGTTGCTTGAGAATTGGAGTAGTTATTAACTACCACTGATGTTTGTGATTGGCCACCAGTACGAACGCCAAGGTTACCATTGCTATCGCGCTTTAGGGGCATAATTGCTTCTGGGCCGGCTTCACCCATCATGCCTGTGCCTTTGGCAAATTTAAACAGGGTTGGCGAATTTACGATAGAATTCGTAAAAGCGCCGCCTTGTGCAAATGCTGAGATATTACCATCAAAATAAGCTCCTTTTGCAGCTGCTGGACCTGCTGGGTTAAATCCGCCGCCAATATCTATATTATCTGGCTTATTTGAAGCAATACTACCTCCTGGAGTGTATCCAGTAATTAAATTAGATATACTAGGTCGTAATAAACTCCATATGCTAGAAGTTTGAGCTCTTATTTCAATACGGGCAATTTCTGCTATCATACTATTAGCTAAGTCCTTAAAACTAAATTTACCTGTTTTTGCAAACTCAAGTATAGCATCAGCCATATTATTAAAAGAGTTTTTAAATACTTCTTCATATTTAGTTTGTTTGCTAGTTAAAGTTTCAGTAATATTTGCTGAACGTAATTTGCTTTGATAATCTCGTTCAGCTGCACTAGTAGCAGCAGTATCTCTAGCTAGAATAGAAGTTATTTCTCTTTGTAGTTCTTCTGTAAATCCGCTTTCGGCAATTTTTGCACCTACAGCCATTAATTCATTGTTTTTAGATTTAGTTAGTTCTATAATCTTTAATGACTTATCGATTTCAGCATCTTGAATTGATAATAAACGAGTTTTAGTTGCTATTTCTTGTTCAGTCATTGACCCAGTAGTAGCTGCTAAACTTAGTAGTTCTTTATTACCAGCTATTATTTGCTTTTGTTTTTCTAAAGTATCAATAGCACCTAGTGATTCTATTTCATAATTTTTACTAGTTATATCTGCTAACTCTTTATAAACCGCCACTTGTGTTTTAGTACTTGCCGTAGTAACAGACGTAGTACTAGCAACTCCAGTTGTTGCAGCTGCTTGACCCATTTGTGTAGCTAATTCTTCTTGAGTTTGATAACCTACTTTTCCCGGTAAACCATACTTTGAACGAATATCTGTTTGTTTAGCTTGTAATTCTAAAGGAATTATAGCTAGTCTTGCAGTTTTAATAGCAATTTGATTTGCAGTTTGTTCTGCTTTTGCTGCTTTTTCTGCTTCGCTAGTACCATCTTTTAATAACTCTAATTTAGTTTGTGCATTTGTTAAACTAGTAATATCATACTGAAGACTTTCTTTTTCTCTGTCAGCACGTAGGGCTAGTTTTTCTAGCTCATCATTCATACTAGCTAATTTTAACTTATTTAACTTCTCTTGATTATTAACACGAGAGTTTTCTAAGTTCATTATAGCTTTTAATGCTGCAGGGTCTTCTTTTACAAATTTTTGTAATTCGCTAATATTACCTGATTTTAATGCAGCTAATTTATCAGTAATACGTTTTTGTTCGGTTTCAGCTGCCGCTATTAAAGCTCCACGTGCATTAGGATTAGATTCTGTACGTGCAGCAGCTAATTTTTCTTCGGCACTTCTAAGTTCTAATTGTATACGTAACATATCAATTGAATTTATTAAATTTTCGTTGCTCTGCTTTAAAGCATATTCTGTATTAATGGCATCTTTTGCTAATTTTGTAGTTTCAGTAATACTTGCTTCGGTTTTTACAGGTAATCCCTGCATAACTTGTTGCTTATATCCAATGTCTAATTGTTGTAAACGTAATTTTGTTTGTGAAAATACTAACTCAAGCTGTTTTTCGGCAGCCTCTCCTAATACTTTACCAGCTTCTTCAGCTATCTTTTTTAAGCTAGATTCAGTCTGAACAACATTTAGTTGGAGTTGAGGCAACTGTTCTTGTAGCCCTTTTCTTTCTCCAATTATTCTAGAAGACTCCGCTGTAAATAATCCAGGAGTTTTTAATTTTTCTGTAATTTCACTAATACGAGCTCTTGTTTTGTCTAAGTCATTAATTTGTGATTTTAAACCATATTGCATATCAGTATAATTCTGTGCAAGGGCTTGTAGTTGTAGTGCTTGGTCTGCAGGTAATAGTTCTAGCTTAGTTGTACCAGTAATAATATTTTTAAACTCGGCAGCGGAAGCAATTGAGTCTTTGAAAGCATTTTTAAGACTATAAAGATTCTTTGTTGTAGATAGTAAGAATGTTTGTAGTGGAGAACTACCAAATATGCTAGTAGAAAAACTAAGAAATGCTTCTGAAGCAGATTTACGTGTTTCACTGACATCCTGTGTTAATGCTTGACTATTTTTAATAATTTTACCGCTTTCTTCTAAAATATCATTAACATTCTTTGCGGTATTTACTAAATCTTTAGAAGGAACTTTCGAAATAGCTTTAGCAATGTCTTCTAAGCCAAGATTTTTAGTACCTAGGAAACCTTTTAGTTTTTCCTCTAAGCTTTGTTTAACACTGCCTTCTGGCGCCAAGTTAATAGCCGAAGATATTGACTCTACAAATGCTTTTGAAAAAGTAGATCTTAAATCCGTACCAATAACTGACTTAAAACCATCAAGAAATTTATCCCACCCACTCGCTAACGTATCTGCTGTACTTAAACTTTTTGTAGTCTGACTTATACTGTCTGTTAAATTAGTAAATGCATTTGCTTTGGCATTTATACTTTCAGTTGTAAGTGTATTACCAAATTTTTCACTGACATTTCCTGCTGTTTTTATAGCTTCATTTAAACCATCCATGGAAGCTTTGAAACTATCAACAGCCGCACCATTTTTAGAGAATAAAGCATCCATAGCACCAAATACTACTAAAGCAATTTCCAGGTACATAAATGCACCCATTAAAGATTTGCCTAAAATACCTGCAGCTGTTCCGATACCTGCAAATGTACCTGTTACTACTGTTTTAAACTTATCAATTCTTCCAATATCTTTACTAGCTAATGTTTCTGAATAAAAACCACCTAAGCCTTGTACTAAACCTTTTTTTTCTACTCGTTCTCCAACACTACTTAATAAACCTAATTTAGCTGCTTTTGCACGAGAATCTATAACAAGTTGTTCACGCTGCCATTCCTCGCTATATTTACGAGATCTTTTATCTGCTTGCTCTTGTACTACATCATTAGCAACAGATAGTTGATTTGTTATATCAAGTATTTTTTGTTGTGCGATTTGTACCTTAACAAGACTTGCAGCATGGTTTAAACTAGCGCTAGTATTCTCATTTGTTTTCTTAGTAACGTCAGATTTAATATTTATTAATTCTTTTTCTTCTAGTAAACGGTTTTCTTGCAATGCCCTTAATGTTGCATTAGGTTTTTTATATATGTTATCTAATTCAACAAACTGACGCTTTGCCTGTGAAAACTCTGCTTCAGCGTCCTGTAGAGCTTGCTGAAGTTGTGGTACTTTTGCACGTTGTTGTGCACGCTCAACAAAAGCTTCCCCAAAACTTGTATTAATTTCACCAGCACGCTTAGCAGCTTCTTCTGCTGCTAATTTCATGCCATTTCTCCAGCTAGTTAAGGCAGGCAAGGCTTGTTGTGTTATTTTTACTGCTGTCGCAGCTATAGCTACAGCTATAAGAGCAGTATTATCAGCAAAAAGTTTAGCAATTGGACCAACTATGGTGTTAATTGATTCTAAAATACTCTGTCCAACGTTCTTTAAACTGGCTAG